CCAAAGGCTAGGCAGTACTTCCCCTACTCTGTTGAGTGCAAGAACCTTGCAAAGATTGCAGTATATAACTATTACCAACAGGCAGAAACAAATTGCGGAAAACATGAACCGCTAGTGGTTATCAAACAGAATCGTTGTAGACCCCTAGCAGTTGTAGACTTAGAACACTTTATGAAACTTGTAGGAGAATACAATGAATCTATATGATGATGAAAATAAAACATACGTCAGTATGTCCTATCGTGCATATGGTATAACTCACTCAGTCAACATTGAACTTGGTAATGACTGCACATGGGATGAGGTGCTAGGGCCAATCATTAGCACACTTGAATCCGCCTTTGGGTACTCATTTGACCTAGACAAGGAATCACTAGGCATCTACTATCCGGGTAAAGAAGAATGATGATTGACGCTGACGCCTACCAAGTCGCAGGTGAACACTACACATCCAAGTCTGTCCAACCGTGGCAGGCTATGGAGTCATGGATGTCAGAAGAACAGTTCAAGGGATTCCTAAGAGGTAACGTAATCAAGTACGTAGCACGTTATGATGAGAAGGGTGGGAAGACTGACCTACAAAAAGCAAAACATTATCTTGACAAATTGATCGAGATGTATTAGAATAGTAGGTTCGCATCATGATAACAGTACAAGAACTTAAAGAAAAACTAATGCAGTTGGATGAAGTAACTCTGATGGAATTGTTGGAGATTACTTCTGAAGACTTGGTTAATCGGTTCGCTGATTACATTGAAAATAACTATGAATACTTCTCTGGAGAATTTGATGAGCAAACACCTTGGGATAACGATTGACTATGAAAGAGACTCTCGCCTTAGTGAACAAGCACTTACACTCATGCGTGACTACTATATGTTTGAGCATGAAGACAGTCCTCAGCAAGCCTTTGCACGTGCTTCAGTGGCTTACTGCGATGGTGACCTTGACTTTGCGCAACGCATTTACGACTACGCTTCAAAGGGTTGGTTTATGTTTGCGTCACCTGTGCTGTCGAACGCACCTGACGATGCACGAAACAATCGGGGCTTGCCTATTAGTTGTTTCCTTACTTACGTGGGGGACAATCTTGATAGCCTTATTGAACATAATGGTGAGGTAGCATGGCTGTCTGTTAAGGGCGGTGGTGTTGGTGGGCACTGGGGTGATGTGCGTGGTATCAGCGACAAAGCCCCCGGCCCTATTCCATTCATGAAAGTAGTGGATGCACAGATGACTGCCTACAAACAGGGCAAGACACGCAAGGGAAGCTATGCCGCCTACCTAGATGTAAGCCATCCTGACATCGAGGAGTTTATTAGTTTCAAGGTAGCGACAGGTGGTGACATCAATCGCAAATGTTTTAATCTATTCAACGCAGTGAATATCACAGATGAATTTATGGAGAAAGTAATTAATGATGAACAATGGAATCTTACAGACCCGCATACAGGAATTGTCAGAGATACAGTCCAAGCTCGCAGACTGTGGCAACGAATCCTTGAAGCTCGCTTCAGAACTGGTAGTCCTTACCTTAACTTTATCGACACAGCCAGAAGAGGTTTACCGGAAGCTCAAAGAAAACTTGGACTGTCAATTAATGGCAGTAACCTCTGCAACGAAATCCATCTCGCAACAAGTGAAGAACGCACAGCCGTATGCTGTCTCTCCTCAGTCAACCTTGAGCGATATGACGACTGGAAGTCAAGCGGAATGGTTGCAGACCTTATCCGATTCTTGGACAACGTGCTTCAATTCTTTATTGACAACGCACCAGAAGAACTATCAAAAGCTGTCTACTCAGCTTATCGAGAACGCTCAATCGGTCTTGGAGCAATGGGATTCCACGGGTATCTACAAAGCAAAGGCATAGCATGGGAGTCATGGCAAGCGGCGAGTGAGAACTATGCAATCTTCAAAGACATCAAAGCCCAGTCTCTTGAAGCCACCTACTCGCTCGCTATGGAGCGTGGTGAATGTCCTGATGGAGTGGGTTATGGTGTTAGAAATATGCATCTGTTGGCTGTTGCTCCTAACGCTAATTCTAGCATCCTATGTGGGTGCTCTGCTAGCATTGAACCACGTATTAGCAACTGCTTTGTCCATCGTACTAGGGCCGGCAGTCATACTGTTCGCAATCCGTACCTTGAGGAACTCTTAGATGATAAAGGACAGAACACTAAGAAGGTCTGGCAAAGTATTCTTGAAAATGAAGGCTCTGTACAGCACTTGGAGTTCCTATCCGACGACGAGAAGGCTACATTTAAGACAGCATTTGAACTCGATCAGGGATGGGTGGTCGAACACGCCGCTAAAAGACAGGATTTTATATGTCAGGGGCAGAGTGTTAACGTGTTCTTCCCGTCCGGTACTGACAAGGCTGTTGTTAATCAAGTGCATCTCAAGGCGTGGAAGGAAGGGCTTAAAGGATTATATTACTTACGCACGACTGCAGGTGTTACAGCGGAGAAGGTTGGGACTAAGGTAGACCGTAATGCGCTGAAGGACTTTGAAGACGATGATGTCTGTGTAAGCTGTCAGGGATAATATAGTATCTAAATTGTAGCTTATAAGATACAAACGGATAGCATAGTATACCTATGCAAAGTAGAGAACATATGAACCAAAGTAAATTAGCAGAAGCAAGACGCTTATATCATCATGTTATCAACGGCGGTACTCTAACCGCCAATGATGTGTCTTTCATGGTCGTTGCTCTTGAAGAAGCGTATGAGGAGATAGAGACTATGCAAACTGGATTGATTGAAGTCAAACGCTTGCAAGAGAATGAAGAAGGATAAAGATGAAAGAAGAAGCACAGACTCTACTTAAGCGGTTAGATTTAATCAAAAATAGTGACCCGTTTAACAAACGACTCCTCAACGACTGCTTTGACACTATTGTAAAACTATTGCAAGAGATAGAGAGACTACAATACCATAACAATAATCTGATGAACGTTATCTATCAGAACCAAACAGAACTGGAGAACTTACATGGCTCTACTGGAGAGTAACACAACATACAAACCATTCAACTATCCATGGGCTGTGACCTATGCCACTGAGCATGAGCGCATCCATTGGATTGAGGATGAGTTAGAACTACAAACCGATGTGAATCACTGGAAGAGTGGTGCATTGTCGGACAAAGAAAAGAATCACATCACACAGATTCTGAGACTATTCACTCAGACAGATGTAGCAGTAGGAACAAACTACCTAGAGTACTACATACCCAAGTTTAAGAACAACGAAATCAGAGCTATGCTGACTGCATTTGCGTCACGTGAGTTTATCCACCAACGTGCCTATGCTTTGTTGAATGATACGTTAGGGTTACCGGAAGAAGAGTTTACAACATTCCTTGAGTACACTCAAATGGCTGAGAAGGTAGACTTCATGGGTGACATTGACATGCATAGTCATCAGGGAACTGCACTGGCTATCGCACGATCAGTGCTCAATGAAGGAATGAGTCTGTTCAGTGCATTTGCTATGCTACTCAACTACCAACGATATGGAAAGATGCCGGGGATGTGTACTGTTGTAGAATGGTCAGTACGTGATGAGTCACAACACGCAGAGGGGATGGCTAAGTTATTCAGGGAGTATTGTAATGAACATCCACGAATCGTTAATGACGATTTCAAGAAAGATATATACGAAATGTTTCGCACTGCAGTCAAACTTGAAGACAAGGTTATTGACTTGGCGTATGAGATGGGTGACTTGGAAGGTTTGTCGGCGGCAGATGTCAAGCAATACATTCGCTACCTCGCAGACAGACGTTTACTCCAACTTGGTCTTAAGACAAACTGGAAGGTTAAGGAGAATCCTCTGCCGTGGATGGAAGAGATACTAGGTGGATCATCACTGTCTAACTTCTTTGAGAAGCGAGTCACTGACTACAATGCACATGGGCTAGAAGGGGAAGACTGGGGATGGTAAACTATTATGAAGTATTTCTGAAAGGACAGTCGATAGGAGTGTTCAGAGGACTGAGTGAATCTGATGTGGTCAATCAAGCCTACATGAAGACTGGATCATCCTCTCTGTATACAGGTAATGCAAGACATCACTACACAGCAAGGAAACTTTAATGGTAATTTCATTTAGACTCTGGCATGTGTTCGGACTCTCTGCAGAGTCTGTTGAAGCACAGCCAGTATACGGACATAAGGATGATGAGACTGAAGAAGATGCTACAATCTACTTCTTTGATGGGTATATAATC